GCTGAGCCGTAGTTGGAACAATGATGTCGCGATTGCCAGTCAGCGTGCCGGTAAAGATGTAAGCGGTCTTATTTAGTTCCGCTACCGACAGGGTGTAGTCACCACTGCCCGAGATGTCGATTGACAAGACGCTAAATGCGTAAACCGCAGACTGACCGAAACCAATCGTCCAGAACTGCACACCGTTCGTAACAACAATCGCGCTGTCGCCGGGAGATAAGGTCAGCGTGCTCGCGCTGTTGATCAGTTCCGAGCTGCTGGGGTCGAGCGTCAAATCACCCGTACCGCTGTTGCGAACATTGACGAACCAATCGCTTCCCAAGACCGGAGCGCCATCAAACGACAGCGTGCCAGCACCGCCCGTCCACACTAAAACCTTGGCGCGATCACTCGTGCCAGTCGTGTAGTTCGTGCTGAAACTCGTAACCGGCATCGACTGGTTGAGAGTCGTCGCAATTGCCTTGATACCAAGGCCAGCCAGCGCAGCGGCATTAGTGGACGAAGCAGAAGCTCCGTATTGGAACGAACGCCACGTACCAGAAACCGTGCTGTTATCGGTCAGGTAAATTTGAAAGGTCGTGCCCGACTGCGGTGCGCAGATGACGGTGCCGGTGGCGGTCTTAACCGTGAACGTATTCGCGCCGACGTTGTTAAAGAGAACCGTCTCACCCGTACCGGCTTGAGTTGCATCCGGCATCGTGATGACAAGGCTAGTCGTCGTCGCGTTAACGTCCATGATCTTCGCAACGACATCAGTGCTCGGAGCAGCTTCAAGCGGCCAGTCCAGAACCTGACTAATCGTCAGCGATACGTAGCGGTACGAGACATCGCTCGGGTAGATGTTCGTTCCACCGAAGGTATTTGTATAAGTAGTCACTTATGCCTCCCGGCGATTCGTGGACCGATCAACGATCTTCTGGAGGTCTTCGCCATTGAGCGCAGCCAGCGACCGGTCGTAGTAGGTCTGCCACAACTGAACGCGCTGATCGTCCTTCACAAACGGCGTGGCTTCTACCAGCGACCCGTACAGCAACAGGTTCGGCGCAAACTCGGTCAGCCAGTTGGTCTGGTTCGTGTCGTCCAACAGCGGCGGCAGTTCGTAATACAGGATCTCCATCGGGTAATCCGCAGCCGGGGTCGGCACGAAGATCCAGTGCTTGTAATCGTAATCGGCGTAAAAGAGCGGCTGACCGGTCGTTGTCTCGTTCGGCCAGTAGCTACGGACGTATTCGTAAGAGCGCGGGAAGACCGGCGTGTGGACGTTGTTGTTCGTCCCGGTGCCAAAGTTGATGCTGATGGTGTCGCGCCAACGATCCGGCTTGGCGTAGACCGCTACCCCAGATTGCATGGTGGTATTGACCACCGTCTGGAAACCCTGAATCTTGAGTTCACGCGCAATCCGCCGCTCGGCCAGGGTGATCAGCCGGGGGATCTGCTCATAAACAATAGGGTCCGTCGCACCACCTCTTTCAAGGTAGTTCCGGATGTCCACTTGCAAACTGGTAAATGTCATCGACGCAGGCATACACCTCTCCTTAGTCCCGCGTCTTACCAGTCGGGCAAGACTATTTGGGCACGATTATACCCTAATTAAGACAAATATAGCCTCTGCTCATCCTGACGGCGCTTGACAAGACCAGGAAGTACCCGCCCCCCTGCCTTGGTCCATTTCATGAACTCTTCCGCCGCCTCCTCAAACTCCCCCCGGTTGGTTTTCATCCGAAGGGAAGAGCGTTGGAGATTGCCGAGGCCCACGTTGAAGGCAAAAGATACGAGAGCATCGAAGACTCCCTGACGGCCAACAGCAGCAGGGCAAAGTCGAACCACACCACGCTCAAACCGGCTAAGGTCTTGAGAAAGTATCCGGTCCACCTCGTCCATCGTGAGAACCCGGTCCCAGCCCTCGGGTATTGGTAGATTCCGGCGCTCCTCATACTTCACCGTTGCATGGGTGGGATCAATCACATGGCCGACGCCGACAGTCCACAACAGCGCCGGACAGCGGTATGGCTTAGTCCGGACACCCTCGTGGCATTTCACAAGTTTAATAAGCTCAAGACTTACTTTCATGTCTGCAATTTTCAAAATGGTATCGGCGCATATTGCCGCCACCACCAGATATTCCGCACTTTGGGCAGGTGACGATCTTACGCTTACCCTTACAGGCTTGACTTAACTTGTTTCTAAACTCGGGGTCAGCAAGACGTTTTGCTGCACCGTTTTTGTATCGCTCTCTGTTTTTACGCTTTACCCGCCCGCCGGTATAATCAGAAGCAAGGTTATAAAGACGATTCTGTGGAATCTCCGTAAGCAAAAACTCTTCAAGTTCCCTTGCCTGATCAATGGTGTCGGTCTGGCATACGATGTCAAAGGAGAACTTGGATACGTCTTGAGGCTCTCCGCGAAGCGAACGAATGGTGGACGGATGATTGCCGTTTTTTAAATAGGACTTCTGACAAGTGATTCGTTTTTTAACGTCACCACTACTGCCGATATATACCTTACCAACGGCAACATTCCTAATTGCATAAACTCCAATCATTTCTGCGAAAACGCTCTACCACCAAAATGAAATGCAATGATGGAGGCAAGTATTGCCATCTCGTCATCTGAGAATACTTCTGCCATCGCAGCGGCAAACGGAACACCCGTGTTGTAGGCGTACCACACACCAGCGATATTGATGGCGACCAGCTCCAGCACGAAGATGTAGGTGACGACCGGACGAACCGAAGCCCGTAGATTAATCATCCACTGCGATGCGCCTTTGCCGATTTCCATGTCGTGCTGATACAGAGCTACGCGCTCTTCGGCTGCGGACTGCACCTGAACCTGCTCTAACTTGATCTCTTCGACCCGAGCCTGAGCAATAAAGCCACGCTCAGCCAGCGCCAACTCACGCTCCTTTTGAGCAGCGACTAAAGCCAACTCGTGCTTCTTGTCTTGTCGGTCTTGAAAGATTTGCAGGATCTTGGGGAGTCCACCCGCAAGAAAAGACAGGAAGGTTGAGATCATCGTCATCATTTGGAAGCCCTCACCACATCGTCGCCCTTCGTGACGGTCACATGATCGCCTTCCACATCAACTCGCATCGGCATCTCTTTGCGATCCAAACGATCAAGCTTGGCGATGAGTTCCTTGATGACCGCAAACTCCGGCTTCTCTTCCTTCTCCGATGCCCCAGCAATACCGTTGAGCATGGAAATCAAAGCGGTCAGCGAAGCGCCAAGCAAACCCATGACGGCTGCTATCTTCTCAGAATCTAGAACCAAACTAGATGCAACGCCAATCACGACAATGATCGTGATGTACTTGAGTCCGTCCTTGCCAATTGCCTTACCCGCAACATCCTTGGCAGACGAATTAGCCTCAAGCCGATTTAACTCAGCCTGAACCTTGGCTTTGAACAGCTCAATGTCTTCGCTCATTTGTCTACCTTCTCATCCAGCTTGTCGAAGATCTTACCGAGCATATTTTTAATGTCGTCAATGTCTCGTTGATACGTTGTCTGAGTAACGTAGTTAAGCGGCATATTGCGAACGTCTTTGTCCAAACGCTCAATGCTGCGGGTAATCTGATTAAGAGACCATCCGCCAAAGAACGCGGCTACACCTACAACGATGTTAAACAAGACCTGCATTTCCATCGTCACGGCTCCGAATCGCTAATAACCAAGCTGAATGCTGCAACGCTGATCGGATCTGAACCCGCAGCCAGAGTAATCGGCTCCGAGAATCCGCCGTCAATTACAAAGCTAATAGAGTCAGAAGGAGTAATGACTAAGCTGTAATCCGGCTCAACCACTTCTGGTGCCGTAAGCGCGTACTCGCACTCCACCCACGCCATCTCGCTGTGGTTCCAGTTCCATTGGTAGCCGGGACGATCTGCGGGCTTCGGATCACGCACGACCCACTCGCCGTTCAGCCACGCAACTTGCTTACCCTCTGGTGCCTCGGGTTTGGCCGGAACTTCGTACCAACCCTTGTTGTTGTCTGTGACTTCAACCGGATAATGGCCTTTGAAACTATAAAGAGTCATGTGTCACCTTACAGGGTCAGGAACGCCGTGGTTGGCGGGGTGAAGTTGCTGGT